GAGCATCGCCATATACCCAACAATCACCATCATGAGAAAGATTCTTCTCAGACTCGATCCAGCCGCCTACATCACCAATCTTGACGTCACCAAAGTCGCGAAGTGCCTTGATACGACGAAGACCTTGTTCATTGGCTTCACCGAACATTTCATACTTGTTCATGATGCAGTCTCCAAGTTGATGGAGTTATTATACTCCATCGAGAGAAAAAGTAAACTTAGTTATGATAGATCTGCATAATTATCATGCACTAACTTCAATCGATAATCAAACTACACTTGCAACTTCATCGACTGTCGCAGTGTCAGGAAGAATGTTATTGTCCCAAAGAGTCGTAATCTTTTCGATAGTGACATGTGTATAATCACGGGGACGATTAGAATCATACGGCCAATGTGCAATTTCACTCGTGTCAGTGTAAATCGAGCAAAATTGTGTGTGAGGGCGCTTCACTTGAACGCGATAAGCATCAATATAGTTTCGCGTCTTATGATCCCAGTGTTTAGTTGGAATCACGCCAACATATGTGGCTCGAGCAATATTAGTGCGACCAGTGGAAACCGTGACACTGATGCACTTATCACCGGGCTTGAATTCGTGACCAAATTTATTGACAAACGCCTTTTCAATTCTCTTAGATTTCATCACTTCACCTCATAAATTTCAACAAAATTCTTAAATTCATCCGAGACATTTTCCCAGCGTTCTTTCATTTGCTGAATTTTGGCCTCAGGAACGTCATGAATGGAACCATAGTTGGTTTTCATTTCAACAACGGTGATCTCACAACCAAGTCGAACACCGATTGCAATATACTTCTCCATCTCCCAGTTCTTAGTGAATGTGTTCGAAACGAACACATCTTTACCGGAAAGAAGATCAAAGACGGTATTCGAATAACACCATTCATGAGCATAGCCAAGAAGCGTCGGATCAAACTGATATTCACCCGATGCTTCAAAGAACATATCCGCTTCACGATGAGTCGCATTAGGATATGCTTTAGCTTGAGCTTTTGCCCAAGTTGACTTGCCCGAACCAGGAATTCCACGCACAAGAACTAATTTCATAATAATCTCCAATGATGAAGCTATTATAACACATCATGCTACGTTGTAAACCGTTTAAGTTGGTTTGATTACTTGGATGTTAGAAAAGTTTTCATCTTTGGCGAGTCGTCGAAAGCCATCAAACATTGTTTCACCATCATTTAGAGGAAATGTTGTAGCGGTGGTGCCACCCTTCCAACTTGCGCGCTCTGGACCAGTTTCTTTATCATAGTTGACATGAATGTGTCGATATACTTTCTTTGGAAGTAGATGATTCAGAAACTTCGCCCACTTATCACCTCGACGATAGACTGATTCTGTTTGATAGACTGTTGCAATGACTTCAGTTTCCTTGTCATAATCTAGGAACTTAAAACGCGTCTTTGGTACAAGCGATCTTGCGACATCTAAGCCATCAAAGTCGATTGCACCATTAGCTTTATCTTGATAGCGAATCACAAGATTGTTGCTAGAGTCAAGATAATCAACATGAATTCGACGAAGCTCCATCCATGGAAACCTATAATAGATCTGATGCGGATTTGGCCATGAATCGGTGTCTGCGCCAAAGTATGCATGAAATGAATCTTTCATGATTTTGACACCATACTTTCGGCGAGTCAACTCAGTGTAACCACATCGACCATCAGGGCCTGGTTTCGCCCATTCATAATGTGAAGTGTCAACAAAATTTTCAATTGGCGCGATCAATTGATTCTTTAGACGAAACCACCAACAATGTCGACCAAGATAAAGCGCAAATGAGTTGCGCCTTTCATCATCATAGTCATTCTGAATCCATGCACCCAGTTGCCATTCTTCAGTCTTACCGTGTTCAATTAGCTTCATGAAGCCTCCGAATCTCGGCCGTTAGTTTGCGAATAGTGATTGGATTCGCTGCAACGATAAATCGAAAATCATGCATTTCTTGTTCATGCTCTCGCCATGCACAAACACATTCAACGAGATCGCATTCTTCATCTTTACATGAAATATAAGCCATGTCAGATAGATCTGGTCGTGGTTCTTCATAAACACCCCATTCGCCCCTTGACGCACAGTCAGCAAGGCGATCAAGTTCATCAAGTTCTTCATCGGTAATCATCATAGTCTCCATCAAAAGTCCTGTAGGTTATCAAGCAGATTCCGACAACGATGCTTGACAAGATAATTAAACACTTCATTCAAATCACGTTTCACGGGATAGTCTTCATACATCTTAATGACGTCTGAACGAACATCATCGGGGATCAATTCAAAGTCAACAAGGGTACGATTACGCTGATATCGAGCACGCTCTTGATCATCACGACATGCGTCAATTCCACGTTCAACAAACTCTTCTAGACGCTTGCTTGAAATGGGCTTCTGACGACCTCGATCTTCTTGTAGATAGAAATCATCGGGTGACATGATTGAAGGAACTCCATCGCCACCATCACCTTTAACGATATGCTCAGTCATCCATTCACGAAGTTCTTTCTTTGTTAGACGAATTTGCTTCTTCAGCATTGGGCTATACTGAATGACATTGTCGTATTTGAGAAGTTGCTTAGCGTCTTTGTCCGCAGTAACTACGACAACTGGTTCATAACGACCAAACTCCTGAGTCATCATTGCCAGAATTCCACAGATGTCATCTGCTTCAGCTTTCGGGTGACGAATTACTCGATATGGGAAGTACTTATCGAGATCCTCGCGCATCTCACCTAGACACTCGTGAATAAAAGACCAATCAAGATCAGATTCTTCACGTGCTTTCTTTCTGAGCGCTTTATAAGGAGGAAAGAATTCTCGACGCCAATATTGGTTGCCATCGCACGCAATCACCATATCACCATAGTCTTTACGATATTTGAGATTGTATGATCGCAGCGCATTCAAAATTGCATGTCGAATGATGTTCTTACTCTCAGATGGAGTCTTTTTCTTGATCTCATCAGCAAAGGCAAGAACGGCCGACGTTGCAACCTGATTAAAATCTATCAGAATAATTTTTGCTCTCCTTATTCCCAACCAATTTGATAGAACATCTCTCGATAACAGCGACAGACCTCGTCATAGACGATCCGAGTACCATAGACGGGTCGTTGTCGAGGCGGTGGAACATAATGTCGTTCAACGTAGATTGGTTCAATACGTTGAACATAAACGGGCTGAGACTGTTGAGTCGGATGTTGATTGATGTTGCTTAGAATTGCACCAGCAGTGAATCCGATTAAGGCGCCTTGTTCTCGATCACCCCAAGCAAGAGCTGACGGTGCAACTAGAATGAAACACATTGCGGTGATGAATTTTTTCATGTCAAACTCCAGTGAAGTCGTGAATCTCTTCTGCTTTTGTGTCGCGCTGCTTTTTGATATTTACGATATGCTTGTAGAGTTTGACATAGTGATTGAAGCATCGAGGATACTGATGCGGGTTTGGTAGAACATCACCAAACCAATCCTCAATCTGTTCGATCTCAGCTTCATACTCTTCTCGAGTCATGCCTTCGATTGGGGAATCCATTTCATTATCCTCGATAGTCATTTCAATTAACCTTCGGCTTCTACGACGTTTGAATAGAGAGTCTCGAAGTCATCGAACTGTTGCTGTTCGACCATAAAACTTTGCTTGTGATACACCTTTGCCATGCGATTCAGCGTTTTCTTATCGATTTCAAAGTTCTTGCTTAGTTCGGCAATAGCCTCTTTGATGAAGTCCTTTTCGCCCGCAATTCGAGTCATTGAATTGTTGATCTCTTGTAGAGCATCACGAATCTTCTTGCGATCGGCTGGATTGGAAATAACCACGTTAACATTACTCATTTGCTCACCTTATTAGAAAAGGATGTAAAAAGACCAGAAAGAATAAGTGTCGCCGCCGACGTTTCTAATGCATAAGGAATCGTGAGCGCGGGAAACACTGTGTTAAGACTCTAAGATCAGTAGTAGCGGGCCAAAGATAATCAGAGCGGCGAACAAAATCACTGTCGTAATCAACATAATTAATCCATTCATTAGATTCGTTCTCCATCAATGGTCAAAACAGAATCAAACTTAAAACTACGCCATTCTTCGAGGTCAACGTCAAACACACGAATGACATTTGAATCAACGTCCTTTACGTTCTTCGGATGATAGACATCCGGGATCATTGATAGACTACGAGTGCAATTCATCTTACGCTCAGAGCCATCAGATTTCGTGAAAACAACTGTAACAGTCTCAACATCCAATTTGGCAACCAATTCATCGCGTGTCATGATTATCTCCAATTTAAGTTCCAACACTCATCAAGTAAACCTTTGGCTCAACGCCTCCAATGATCTTAAGAAAGTTTACTTTCGCCTCTTTAATGTCATCTGCGAGCTTTTCATGATCAAGTGTACTCCAACCATAATCCGGCGCACATTCAACATAAATGCCAAGCAAACATTCTTGAATACCAGCATCATAGTATGGTGGGATGACACATAGTTGAGTGTCTAGCTCAAGATCATGAATTTTTGCTTCATCAAAAGGAAGATCTTTAACTGGAACACCGACTGCGATAGCACCACAATAATCAACTCCCATTTTTATCACCTTTGCGTTGTGTGTGATTATTCGGATGAAGAACCCAATTAGAGCCAAGATAAGCAATAGCTTTTAGCCGTTGTTCCTCGTACTTCATGTTGAGTGCTTTCCACTCATCGGTTTCTTCAATACACTTCAAGACCTCAAGTTCCATGATTCACCTCATTATAACACATCAACCAACAGTATACTCAACAAAAGCAATTCCAGCCTCTTTGATAGCAAGAGTGCACGCCGGACACGGACATGCATCCTTTGGAGCACCGTCCGCACCATATCGTTCAATTTTGATTTTGTGAATTTGTCTGCCTTTCGCTCGAATGATAGCTAGAATTTCTGCATGAAGAACTTGTCGATATTCTTGTCCAACTCGACTAGCATAACTGTATTGAAGCGGGTGTGTTTTGTGATAATCATTGTATGCAACTGAAATGACTCGACCACGACGATCATATGTCGTCGCTTTAATCTTATAGCGGCGTTTACTCACGATAGATCAAATTTCAGTCATCCACTTGTCACGCAAGTAGTTGACATAGTCATGCGCTTCATTCAATCGAAGCGTCGCAAGTCGATAATCGAGCATCTTACCATCGGGATAAACATTGACATAGTAAAACAAATCATCACCAAGTGTGATTGTTAGACCCCAGATGTCGGTTGATCCATAATAGGTGTTGCATTCACTGCGAATAAGTTTGATGGCATTCATAAACACCTCACAATTTATGAATGCCATCATATCACGTCTTGGCGGAAAAGTAAACCGAAAGTGATCAAAACTTGTCGTTCAGCTTCTCCCGGCCGCGACTATATGCAGAAATGCCAATTGCCGCACCCATCGCCAGATGATAAAGCCCAGCCCCATGAAGTGTGATTGGCTGCCACGCAGAATCAATCGTTCCATTGAAGTACGCCTGTAACATACTCCAGAGAATTGGGAAAATGATGAAATCAAATAGACATGTTATCAGATACGACCAAGCAATCGCTGGCCTCCAATACGTTTTCATCCATGGCTGCTCTTCTCGCTGTGACCCCACAGCGAGAGCATTAGAAAAAGCCTCGGCGATCGGATTTGAACTCGGTTCATCGTCAACTTGTCGCCAGCGCCGGGGTCTTTCATCTATAGCGTCATAATCGTCGTACTTAGGCATTTTGTGATTTTTCCAAGAGTGTCATCACAATTTCATACTTCTTCAATCTGTCAGATAGCCCAATTGTGCCACCATTAATGCGTTTAGTGAGCGTTGTCATATCACCACGATCGGCGATCGAGTTTAGACTATTTGATACCCAATAGAAACACGCGGATACAATGGCGCCTTCGATCGTTTCGCAGAATTTGATGGTTTCTTCTAGAGACTTATTCAAGTGATCGGCTAACTTAAGATAGTTCGTCTTACCTGTGGTCTGAATCAATCCACGACCTCGATATCTCCAGCCATCACCCGATGATTCATCACCGTTGCCCATTCGATTGGCATAGACTTTATTGGCGATCTTTTCGGGCTTGCGAGCATATTCACCCGCAGTCGCTGAATTGAATCTAGATGGCCATGTTCTAACTAAAGCCTGAGCCGAATAGTTCAAATTCTCTCGAACTGCAGTGAAGCCCGCTGATTCATGTGCGGTCTGAGCCAAGAATGCCGCAATTCGTTCAGGAGTCTCAATGCTATACTGAGGCAGAATATCATTCATAGGCTCAACCCATTGAGCAATATTTTTGTTAGTTGGAGCTAGAGCTCTTAGAATGTCTTCTGTGATCATTTTACACTCTGTTAATGGGTCTATGTGGCCGCGATCTCCAGAAGTCTTCTGTGGTCTCTGGAGCGTTTCTAGCGGTGGTTTCTGGTTCTGGGTCTTTCGCTGATTGGTTTGATTCGATTGGCTGGGTCTCAGTTGACTGAACCAATTCTTCAGTGACGTCAATGATAGCATCAGTGTCTTCCTCCTCTATGGCTTCTTCGGCATTTGTCACTGAGTTCATCACAATCTCTGTTACATTTGGTTCAAGTTGCGGCTCTTGTATTAGTAGTCCTAAACTATTTGATTGTACGGGTTTCACATCAGTTGTTATAATGGTTCTCTGAGGAAATTCAATAAAAGATTCTTGATTAGATTTCGGAAGATCTTGAGGAACCATTTCTGGACCAATCTTTGGATCTTCATCTTTAGATCTATTCCTCAAAGACCAGTTGGCGGCAATAAGCATAATAACAGCCAGTGGATCAAACACAGCGACGATAAGAATAATCACCCATCGGATCGCTCTCTCGAGTAGATTTTCATCTACACTATCACCATAGATCAATGCAGCAATATACTTGATTGGGCCAACTTCAGCTTCAAGTTCACGATTCTTTGACTTGATCGGAAAAAGTTCATTGTTCAATTCTGATATGTTTGACTGTGCTGTCTCAATTGTCTCGGCCAGCATAGAGCGCTCTTGATCTTGTCTCTTGCGAATTGTGATTGAGCGATTAATCGCGGCGGTAGATTTTGATCGACCAATCATCTCGTTGACTTGAGAATCAAGTTGGATCAGTGACGCCTTCGCCGAATCAATCTTAGCGTTTTCAATTTGAATCTTTTGTTCGATTAGCTCAATCTGTGCTAGAACCTCACCAGAGTTCATAGATTGGTCGCCATGACCTTTCGACAGAAATCCAAATATACCCATTGATGTTAAGAACATGAGCACCAGAAGGGCTCCTGTGAGGTAACTCTTCATTAGAAATGGAACTGTTCTCCAGTTTCGATAAAGCCATGATGCAACAACAAGCTTAGATACTTCAAGAGTTGTACCCATGATTATGATTGGAATCTTGGCCGCCGCAAAGATTGCAGTTAGACCAACGATTGAATACCAAGCTGCGGATGCAGATAGCGCCAGTGCGCAAACAAACATTAAAAATGTCATGAATCATCCTTTATGGTTAGAGTTTTATGTGATTCCGATGAATACGAGCACCAACATACGAGTTGTAATATTCGTCTGATTCTAGAACCCGACGATCAATCTGCTCTCGTAGTTCAAGATAAGAACATGTGCCTTTGTTGATGCAATAATGTAGGATCTCGCGTTTGAAGTTGTCAGCACCCAATAACTCAACATCTTTATTGAGTTCATCGGATGATCCGTAATACGTCATCCAATCTGAGTCGACTTTCAGTTTAACTTTCTTTTTCTTCTTGGCGCCATTCTTTAGAGTGACCGTGATTATCTTGGTCTTACTGAACATTGCCAGTTTTTTCCCAATGTACTTACGATCATTCGTTAGGTTTGTTATGCAATAGACAAACCCAACACAATCGTCGGGAAGTTTTGTGACAAGTTCGTTTTGATGATACCACATAAGAAAATAGCTCAGATTAGTGTCTGAGCTATTTATGGTTTTGAAGCGAATTGGATTACTTCCAGAAGTTGAACCACCAATCACCGGATTTCTTAACTCGATCAATCATGTCATCGAGTGAATAGTCTCTTGGTTGTTCTGATGGTGCTTCTTCATCACCAATTGTTTCAGTTGAATCGTCGGAATAATGAATGACAATTCGTTTAATAGTCCGCTCGGTCATTTTCATCTTCTTCATAATCATCAACTCGACTAATGTCAGCCCCACATGTTGGACAATATGCTATCGAATCAATGTCGGCATCAGAGCCTTTCAAAATGATCTTGCCAAATGACATACACGATTGACATTCAAAAAGTCTTGATGCCATCTTTACCCCTTCTTTTCTGGTTTAGTTAGAGAACCGACATGAATCTGTTCTGGAAATTTTGACAATAACCACGATAAACCACGATCAATCATACTTGGTTTTGTCGGTGTATTTATTGGTTCTCTTGGGGGACTTGGGATTTGGAAGGACGCCCCCGCGGCCTCCCGGGCTTTTTTACTTCAGCGACCTCTTCTTTCATTTCTTCGGGAGAAAGAGGAGGAATGAAGCCCGCTTCAGCAACAACTTTTCGAGTAATGTTTGGATAAAGATCAGTGAGCTTTTGATCTTTGATCGCAATTACGAGCTCCGCTTCTTTTGGATGCATTGCCTCGAGTAGTTGAATGAAAAGAACTTCGCGCTTATTGGGAGTTAGATCTTTACGACAAAATAGATCGAACTTTCGAATCTCCGCCATAAAGTTGACATGACCAACGCCTTGGGGTGCCGGATCCGGACGGAACGGAGGAGCTCCTTCAGGAAGAAGAAACTTACCTTCAGCGGTAAACGCGTGCTTGAATAGTTTGCCAAGTGGTCCGCCATTCCCATGCTTTTTATATGTTGTCTGAAATAGACCAACGTCTTTATTGATTTCCTCAAGCACTTCAGTTACATATTTTTCAGCCATTATTTTTCATCCTTGTTAATTTTTCATAATTCAAAACAAAATTTTCAACCACGAGTTTTAAGATTGTTGCTAGCATAATCTTATCTTTATCAGGATCCTTGAGCCATTCCATGTATTGTTCAAGAATTGACGACCCCAGCATAGAGTATGTATCATTTTCCGAGATGGTCAGAAGACCCCACTCAATGGGATCCTCCGACTCAACTCTCTGAGCTAGATCAACGAGTTCAGAGAGATTCATCATTAGAACGCAATCTCACACGCGCCACCCGAGCAACCTTGGGCCACTAGACTATCTGCGTCAACGAACACTTTCTCTCGTAGCTCCTTCGAGAAATCAATCAGTCTAATAGACTTTTCAATACCAGTCCACTTATGAAGATTGTAGCAATCTTTTAGACAGAATGTCATCTTAGTTAGATCGCCACTGAAGTAGTTATTCGCAAATTTCTTCGCTCGACGAACCCAATCACGCTTTAGCACATCCTCAGAGTCATCTGATAACGTTAGACCAAATCCCATCGCTGTGTCACACGCAAGCCAAAGGTTTTGATTGAATGCGTGCAAGGCCTCAACAACTAGACCCGATGCAAACAGCGCGCCTTCACCATAAGTCTCGAGAATCTGATCGGCGTCGAATACTTCAGTGAATGGTGCTTGTACGTATGCGCGATCACCATATGAACTCAGTAGAGAGATACCCGCAAACCATTGGCGATTCTGATAGATGTACTCTTCAACTTCATCCCAATCGTCAACCGTGATCGTGTTACTTACATTATGACGAAGGCGCTTATCGCGACAAAGTTCAACGTTGGTCCCAGCCTCAATCCAATGCTGTTGTGCGAGTTTAACGTATTCAAGTTGCTTTACACCAAGTAGATCCTTTTTATAAATTGAGCCGGGCTTGGAAACCATTGGGAATGCAACAACTACATCAGATCCATTCGACGACCAAACTGAGTGTTCGACCATTTTTGGGTTGACTTGTCCAATTAATTGAGCCGTTTCTTCGAGATGATTCATTTGTGTATGACGAAAATACTTTGGGGCATGTTCGCCATGAATACCAGACGC